AGCGCGACACGGGCATGGGCGAAAAGTCCTCCGACAAGTGGGCGCTTCCACTCTGTGGCAAGCACCACCGCGAACAACATTCGATGAACGAGCGTGAGTTTTGGGCGAGCTACGGCATCGATCCGTTCGCGCTCGCGATGAGATACAGGAACACGCCATGACATTTTCGAACGAGGAAAAATGGCGTTGCCTCATGCGCGAGATCGCTATGCGTAAGAAAATTTATCCACGCAGGATCGAACTTGGCAAAATGAGCAAAGAAAAAGCCGATCTTGAGATCGCGATCATCGAAGCAATTGCAAATGACTATGTGAACCGGCAATGACCGCGCGCTATACGATTATGGTCAAAGAGCACGGCAGCGATCATGAAGTCGCGTTGATGGAGTGCGGCACCAATCCAGCGGCGCTTGTTGATGGGCTGCGCAAGAAATCTCTAACGATGCGGCGAAGCATCTTTGAGCCCGGCAAGCGCGTCGTAAAAATTCCGAAATACACTTCCATCCGCGTGGTCGATCACGGCGGATAAAGCGATGATTGAAGCCACACTCAAATCGAACGAACTCCTCACTGCCGCGATTGCCGGTGTACGTCGTCAAGTATCTGCAATGGAAAATAAACGTGAGGACTACTGTCACAACGACAGCGTTGATCCATTTGTGCGGCACATCATGGGCTGCATGGCGGAGTTGGCTGTTGCGAGAACATTCAATTTATTTTGGGCTGATGAAACCGGCCGCGTCGATGGCAGTGACGTTGGCGGGCTGATCGAAGTCCGCGCGCGCAAGATCGGCGGCAGGGGACTTGATCTCGGCATCCGCGAGCGCGGCAACAAACCGAACAAGCCCTATCTTTTGGTGCATTGTGATGTGCCCAAATTTTTCTTCATTGGCTGGATTTATGGTCGAGACGGTTGGGCGGTGGGTGTCGAAAACGCTTTGTCGGGCGTGCGTTGGGTACCCCCAAAAATTCCGCCGCTTCGCCCCGCCGAAGAATTATGGGCACTCGTTGAGGCTGCGCGATCTTTCCCCGGCGACCGGCCGAATTTCTAAACCCCCTATTTAGAATATCCGAACAGGTGACGGTCGTTGACCTATCGAGTTGACTTAAAAGTCAACAAACAAAGTCAGAGGTGTTTTGTTAGGTAAGCGGCGCTGTCGTATTAATTTGATGTGCTAACAGCGGGGAAATCGTAAATAGTACGCGCGATTAGTCAGCACGGCTGATTGACCATGGTTCTTGAAATCCGGACCATCACGCGCGCGCACACCTCTCACCACGGGCGCTTGGGTGATGATACGCTGTGGCTCTCGCTCGGTTCGCTTCGCTCCGCTCGCATAGCTCGCTACGCGAACCTCGCTCTTTCCACAGCGACCTTGCCAAGCCACTTCCTTTCCCTCCGCGAAAAGACTGTTGAGACAAGTGGTTACGCGCGCGAGGGCTTGTCCAGTTAACAATGGGGAAAACCCAAATGGACGACACATCCGGCCCGACGCTGCAACGTCTCAAGCATTCGCAGGGATTTTTCACGGAGGCCGGGCGGTCGAAGTCCGCTCGCAAAATCACGTTCCTAGACGACGCTTTAGGAAGGGCGTGGATGCGTCGAAATATTTCGGGCGAGGAATATGCCGCTCTTAGGAAATACGCGCTGCATTGGCTCGCTGGCGGGCTGATGGGCCATTTAGGATCGGTGGACTTGAACCGCGTCCTGGCGTTCGATCCGGGCGCCATGAGCGGCCTCGCAAAGACGGAAAAACAGGCCGATCACCGGCATTTGTATTATTCCGCAAGGGAGAACATCGGAACCCGGCCCGCGCTCGTCGCCGATCACATCGCGTGTTTTGACAGCACGTTGAGCCATGTCGGGGTGGTGTTGGGCTATCGTTCCGGGCCGCGCGGCCGATCCAAGGCCATCGAAATCCTCTCGGATGCCGGGTATCGGCTGGCCAAATTTTGGGACGAGATCGCGCGGAACCATTGACACAGGGACTTTTTGGACCATTGTTTCGGCAGTCTCTCGATTTGCGACTGTGGCCTACGGGGTTGAGTTTCCCCTTGACCGTGTACGTGCGCGGTAGGTCGAGAGATATTGAAAGGCCCGGAAGCTCGCGCTCCGGGCTTTTCTTTTTCACGGCGTACCTCCCGAAGTCCTTGGCGCGGCTCTCACCCGGCCGCGTCTTTTTTCGGAAGCGGCGGCGGTTTGCGCTGCCGATCCTCGGGAACAAAAGTGTATGCCTTATAAAAATCGTAAGCGAATTTGGCGACCAAAAAGAGAATGCACAGCACGCCAATCGTGTGAAGGTCGATGATGATCATGCGCTTAGTTCGTCCGGTTCGGTTTTGGCTTCGATCATCAGATTGACGAGATAAGCCACAGTGAGCGGCACGGGATACGCTTCACTAATCCAGGCGCGGACTGTGGTGTCAGAGACGCCAAGCTTCCGGGCAAATCCGACTTGAGTAAAGCCGATCTTTTGCAATTTGCTCCATAGCTCTTGGCCTTTCATCGCGCTGGCATAGCGCGGCAGTTTTTTCGCTTTCTTGGTCATGTTAGCCTTTCCAGCATCCGCAGCACGGTCGCGGATTGCCACGCCTTGCCTTGCGGTGTCTTGATCCCGCGCTCGTTGAGAATGAACGCAATCCGGCGCGATGACAGATTGCGAATAGGCGTCACGATCTCGCGCAAGCCTTCGGCGAAGGCGTCGGCGCGGTCGGCCTGCTCTGCGCTGCGCGGGTTGCCGAGCTTAACGCCGCGCGCTTGGGCGGCTCGCAGAGCCTCGCTTGTGCGTTGTGCGATCATGCGGCGTTCTTTCTCAGCGACCGCCGCATAGATGTGCAACATAAACGGATCAACGTTTGCGCCTAGCTCGCAAACGATGAACGGCACGCGCTGCGCCATCAGCCCGGCGATGAACGCGACATCGCGCGACAAGCGGTCGAGCTTGGCGACGATCACCGGCGCATTCAGTTTTTTGGCCGCGTCCAGGGCAGCGGCCAATTGTGGCCGCCGCTCCAATGCATCGTAACCTTTGCCGGTTTCGATCTCGGCAAAGTCTCGGATGGTCTCAAAGCCTTCGGCCCGGCAAAACTCGCCGATCCGCGCGGCTTGTGCATCCAATCCGAATACAGGTTTTCCCTTGCGCTCTTTCGACAAGCGCCGGTAGGCAATTGCAGGTTTCATGGTTTCCCCTTGGTTAGGCGATTGCAACCTAGCATAAAAAAAGCCCGGCGCAAAGGCCGGGCCGAAAGTCAAATACTTTGGTGAGAAAGTTAGCGACAGCCGCAGGACATCTTACCGTTGAATGTCGGTTGGCAGTCATAGCGGGTGCCGGGCGGGCACGCGGCCTTGGCGGGCATAATGGCAGTCGCCAAGAATGACAACGCAGCCAACGCTAAAAATAGATGCTTCATAATTCCCCCATGGGTTACGCGGTCGGAATTGACCGCAACCGCTTGCTAGTCGGAATTATTACGAATTGCAAGGGGACAAATTAAAAGCCCGGCGCAAAGGCCGGGCTTCTGGATCGCTTCCCGCTTACTTGGCAGCGGTGGGTTGCAGTTTGGCGCGGCTGAATGTCCAGCCGTCGGCGTCATCGTATCCGGGCACGCGGCGCATAGCCCGCTTGCGGATCGCGTCAATGATCGCGTGCGCCACCGATTGCTCATAGTCGTCAGTTTCGCAGGCCTGATAGTCGAAGCAATCGCAGGCCTTCAAAATCGAGACAGCGGTGGGCGTGAATGGCCACGCCTTGAACCGGTAGCTTGCCGCCGTGTCGTCGGCCTTGTCGTTGTAGCGGTGGCAAACGCTGCGCTCGTTCTCATCTAGCAGAATGCGGCCGATCTCGGAAACGTTGGTGCGGTTGATCTCAATTCGCGACCCGTTCACCAAATAAGAAACGTTGCCATAGGTGTAGGGCGCGATTGCGAACGTCAGCAACGCGTCGATGTGATCGTTAGGAACAACAAAAGCAGACATCTAGATTTCCCCTTGATTGAGGCAGGCAGGATGCCGCCTCTAATGCCTCAAGCCCGGTAACCTTGCGGTGCCGGGCTCAAAGCAATGTCAGAGGGGATCAGGCCGCGATTGGGATCGCGTCAGCCAGGGCGCGGGATCGCAGATAGTCGGCGGCCTT